TTATCGTTCTTCCGAACTCAACCTGACAATCTACTTTGCCATGTCACCCTACCATTTTCCCTACGAAGTTATCCTCGGTACTTACGGTGTGGTGATATCCCACTTGTGTACTTGAGCTCCATTACTGAAGCCGCAGTCTCCTCAACACGAGGGAAACCACTTTATCCTACTTTCGTAGTTTATTTAAGGACCATACACGGCCCATTATCGTTTATCAGATTAAATGTCTCATAATCAACCCGAAGGTATCATAATCAACTACTGAATGGATAATCTTTTTGTTTCAAAGAACGTGTCGGACATTTCCGATTTGTTTTACAAACTTACGACATTTTTTTCAATCTGTCAAGTTTTTTTTTATTTTTTTTATTTACCTCAACTCTTTAGTTGATTCCTTAATTGTTATACAAATATAGTTAAAAATTTTGTTCTGACAATACCTTTAAGAAACTTTTTTACTTTTTATACTGAAAAAGTCGCTTCATTCTATTAACTTCTTCATTTAATTTTTTTGACTTTTCTTCGTTAAATAAATTTGAAAATGGTGATATTAAATTTTTAATTCCTAAATCAAAATCCGTCTCTTTTTTATCAGGTTCTTTTGTTTCAGGTTCTTTTGTTTCGGGTTTACTTGGTTCTGTAGTTTCTTTATTTGGGATTGGTTCAGGAACAGATGAATTAGTACTTTCAGGTTCTTTCTCAACTTCCGTTGATTGTGGTTTTTGACCCTCTCTAAATCCATAAGTCCAATGCCATGATTCTCTACTAAATGGATAAAACTTGAATTTTTCAGCATTATCTTTTAACCAATTGTGTACCTTACCTCCCTTTTTACAGTTACTAATATCTACCGCTAAACCTAAACCGTGATTAGATGTACCTGGTTTAGCTGCCAATGCTCCTGTTCCTGACTTATATTTTTTCCAAGCACACCACTGAGTAAAACCTTTACCACAACCTTCTTCTTCACTTCCAAGGTCTCTATAACCCTGACTTGACTTAATATCAACTCCATCTTGTTTAGCAGCTAATACCATTCTATTAAAATCATCAGCAGCTGCGGGTGTCAAATAATCACCACTTTCCGAACCGTCAGGTTTGATTAATTTTTTTAAATTAGATACATTTAATTTACCGTTTTCTGATTCAAATATAAAATTCATATTATAGTTGGGCTCTTAATTTTGTATTTTCAAGTCGTAACATCTCATTATCTTTTCTTAAGAAATTCACTTCAACTTCTAATTTTGAGATTTGAGCGGTTAACAAAATAATATTTTCTCTCATTTTGTCTTTTTCTTTTGAAGATTCACTTAAAAGAGTTTCTAATTTTACAATTCTCTCTCTCAAATCATCTCTAAATAACTTGCCGTCACGAACATTTTCTTCTTTTTCACTTTGTTTAATTTGTAACTTTTTTTCGTAAAATTTCCAAGCAGCGGTTGAAGTTAATACTGTTACAAAAGTAACAATTATCGTAAAAATTTGTTGTTCAACTTCCATTTTTTAAATGTAAAGGGGTTTATATCAGTATAAATATTAACTTTAAAAAAAAAGTGTGGGTTTACCACACTTTAATAATTGTTTTTTTATTTTATTTACCAACTTTATACATATCAAAGTAGATAGTATCACCAACAGAAACCTGTTTAAGTGACCTCGTTGTAACTCCATTTTCAAACGTTATATCGTAATACAAATTCATTTCTTCGTGGACATTCTGTGGTCGGTGTCTTTCAACTTTAATTACATAATGTGTTTCCGTGTAATGATAACCGTTATGTTTGTCATAAGACGAGATAACGATTAAAGAGATTACAATTCCAATGAACACTACCCACAGTGTCCAAGCTGATGTTAAGATATTTTTCATAATTTTATTTATTTTCATTTTTCCATTCTTTCCAAGTATCAAAATCCTTAAGATTTTCCATTTGCCTTTCCATCCATTTAGCTCCTTCAATAAACCCCATATAATGAGAAGTTCTATTCTTTTTATTTACAGCGTAAGATTGTGCAACATCTTCAAGTGTTTCTTTTGTCATAATTTTTTATATTCGGGTTTTAAATAATTCCATATTGCTTTATCAGTACTCTTTCCATCCCACATCATAAAACATAACGCCTTTATTTTTGGATGTGTATCATTTCTTTGTAGGTGTAACGCAAATTCCTTCTTTGATGGTTCAGGGTCAACATCACCATACTTACCATATCTGAAATACTGATATATCTTACCAGCACGTTCTCCAAACTGATAGTGGTTATATCTCAACTCCTGAACATACATCTTTATTTTTTTGTAGAATTCGTCAGGAACATCCTTCAATATTTCCAACACATCTTTACCCTCACTCAACATTTCCCATATCGCAGTGGTAGATACATTGGTCATTATCTTATGAAGTCGTAAGTATTCCTCTCCCTTTATCTTCATTCTATCTCCGTTAGAGAAACGAACAACAAATCCTTCTTCATCTTGTTTTATTAACCCCTTTAATTCGGTATAATCCCGTATTCCATCATATTTTTTAACAACTTTGAATCCGAGATTAGATATTAAATTCTTCAATCTAACATCATTTCCTTCCCCGTATAAATCAACTTCATATCCAGTTTCAGTGTTTATCATTCCGAGTAACACCAAATCTTCGTATTGGTATTTCACAACTATACGGTTATCATCATATATTATTTCAAATAAATAAGTATAGTCCTTATGTAGTTTTTGATATTCATACTTCTGTAACATCTCAAACCCTTTAACCGCTTGGTCAGAAGTAAAAGAACCACGAGTTGCTATTACCCACTCACCTTCGTAGTTGAATAGTATTCCCAAAGAACCATCCATCTTATCATAAACATCAAAGTCAGGAGTTGAGGTGTGTTTACCTTCTTCCATATTGAAAAACTTCCTAAATGGTCGGGCAACGACCTTCCCATTGTCGTCAGTAACTAACCCACGAGTTTGTATGGTTACATCGTCAAATAAACCTTCATACTGAACCTTTTCAGTGTAGTTCCATATAGTCAAAGGAAGAGTTGGATGTATTTGTTTATACACCAACCCTTCATCAAAATATTTGTTTATCACTTCGTTCATTTAACAAAGATATAAAACAATTAACGATTTAACAAATAATAATACGTTAAAAATAACTGACCGTAATGTAATACTTGGTCAAAACCAACACTAACGAAGAAGTAATGAACTTTGCCTGCAGACCATAACTTACTATTTAAACGACTTGTAAAGTAATCGGTAATAGTGTGAACAACAAAAGTAATCATACTAAAATAAAGTGCTGACCAAGCAATCCATTCAGTTGTTACACCTTCTTTCATCTCACCAAAGACAAAACACATAGGTAATAACCACACCATTGAATAATGTGATGTATGACTCAACAACGCAAAGTTGTTCTTACTTTTGTTTTGAGCTTGCCAGTCCGTTTGTAACACAAAGTCGGCAATCCAATGAATGAAAATGATGATGAAGGCAACTATCATGATTATGAAATATATAAAATTGTTGGGTTATCTTTATGTATGTCAATCCCACCAAATTGAGTTTTAAACTCTTCAGTGTTGAATGGGTTACAAATCCAATGTTCTCCGTTTTTTGTTGGTATTTTTACAATATTTGTATCTTTACCTGTAATTTCAATTAACTTTTCAATCTTCTGTATTGTCTGATTGAACTTTTGAGTCATTTCAATCTGATTCAAATATGCATAATTTTTATAATCAATATCAATAACCCACTTCTTTTCAGGTTCGTTTGAAAACCCTCCACAAACACTTTCATAAGCTTTTCTAACCGACTTGAAATCTTTATTCATTATTTGGTCGGTAACCTTTTTTAGTGTGTGGAACGCAATTTTTTCAAAAGAACGTCTGTTTAAATTGATACATGCTCTCGCATTGTTAAACTCACACAGATTAATGATTTCATCTTTTTTATTTAAAAGATACTCAATTGACCTTATGTAATATGTTTTTACAACATATGAGTTTGAACCCAAATGAGGGTTTTCTTTTTTACGCATAAGAATCTGAAGATGGTAAAAATCATCTTCAGAATCAAATTTTAATAAAGGAATAATTTTTTCAAAATTGTCTACCATAATATATAATTACTTGTCAGCATTTAATAATCTATCAAGGTGGTGGTCATCCGGCATATCGGATAACATCTCACGGTTTTTCATCAAAGGTAATACTTCTCTCAATAAGTTGTAAGGTCGGAACTCAGGGTGTCCATCAAATCCAACGTCCATTTTCTTTCCATTACCAAACTTTCTTTCGTTTGGAAGGTGAACGTGTCCGTGAAGGTGAATAATTCCTTTATTCATTCCGTCCCAACTTTGGATTGGGTAGTGCATACATACGAACTCGTGACGATTAGTCACACCTTTCTTCACAGGTTCCATAACAACAATTCGTAAGTATTCACAAACAGAACTGAATAATGATTGACTATTCTCCCTGTTTCTTTCAATGTGGTGGTCGTGGTTACCAAGTACCAAATGAACATTCTTACATACAATTCTATCACGGAATTGTTTGATGAACTCAAACCCACCAAATGACCAGTCACCAAGACAAATCAATACATCATCTTGCATCACATTCCAGTTGATACCATCAACGATTGATTGGTTCATTCGTTCAAGTGTGTTGAAGTCACGAGTTTGTTCTTCAGGTACTTGGTTGTCTGAAGTTCTCCAATTAGTCGTACCTCTACAAATATTTTTGTGATTGTAGTGAGGGTCAGAACATATCCAAATGTTTGGGAATACTCCTTTTATATCTTGTTCAATCTTTAAAATCATACGACAAAGATACAAAAAAATTTTATTGTTGCGTAATATTAATTAAACTATATATCCAAGCAAAGTCATCATATTCAATTGCAAGGAAGTCATCACCCACTTCATTCTCAATTAAATAAAGTCGGCATCGTTGTCCTGTTAAGTCATATGCATACCAATATACGGCAGAACCTTCCACTTCAACATTTTCCGAATCCGAATAAATTGTGTAGTGTTGAGGTGACTGTGAGTTAATTGTGATTGCCGTTTTTTCAATCATTATGGTTACACCATTCTCGGTTACTTGTGGACCCGCCCATTCAAACTCTCCTGTCCAATTGTTCTTAACACCAATATTCAAGGTAGTTGCTCTTGCATATACGGCATTTTGAGCGTATCCGACTAATAATGTTAATGTTAATAATAAGGTTAATAATACTTTTTTCATTTTTATGTTTTGTGTTTAATTAATTTTCAGTTATATAGTAAGCTGTGACTTTTCTAGGAACACCTGGATACATCATATCAATTTGTTTATGTAAATCCTCATCTTGAGTTTCTCTATTGAAATCACTTTTAATTCCAAAATCAAGGATATCAAAATGTTGGTCAATCTTTTCAATTATTTCAATTCTTTGGTCAACAGTTAGGTTAACATCTATTACAATTCTACTAATCATACTGTATGTGGTATTTGAACTATAACACAATTTTGAGGTTGTCCTTCGTTCATTAAAAAATTATTGATATATCCCATAATATTCGCAGAACCGATTGGATTTGCAGAATGGGTTGTGATTTGAGGGAACTGAAATGGCGCTCTTTTTCTTGCGGTATAGTTTATCTCAATCCTTTCAGGGTTTAATTTGTAGAACTCATCAACCAAGAACTTGGCAGCGTCATATCCAGTCTTCTCTGAAATATTATTGTAATCTAACTTGAAATTAGGTGATACGTTGGTAAAATACTCATTCATTGCACTATCACCCAAGTCATGGTCCAAAGAAATTATTTCAATATTATTTAAACCAACTTTGTTAACCAAATTAACTAATTCGTAATAGTTTCTAACAACTTGCCAATCCTTATCAACAGGTGTTCTCACATCATCCAGATAAATTCGGGTTCCCATCAAATCTTTTCCCATATTAAATTTTTATATTGTTTTTTTTCAAAGGCTTTGTCAATCATATTCCACGAAATTTTTAATGTTTTTGAAGCATCATTTATTGATTCAAATATAGTAATTTTTTCAGTTAAAATACAAGTCACTTTTATTTTTATTTTTTTACTACTTGCACGTTTTAATGGTTCAGGTTTAAAAGTTTCTTTCTCATCTTCATAACACCAAGTATACCCAAGGGCCGATGGTAATCTTTTTTTTAAACATGCAGTTATAGATGTCGTATATTTAACATTTAAAAAACAAGCAGCTTCTTGTAAACTACTAAAACTCCTAATATATTTTCCTTTCGTGTCAAATTGACAAATTGTTTTATACTGAGATTCAATTATTTTTTTATTAACATCATCTGTTCTTTTATGACCTAAATGACTTTCACTCAATTTTTTTCTAGTTACCTCAGATAACTTAATACCCAGATTACTATTAACTATAAGTCGCTTATTATAACCATAATCAGGATTATTAGCCATCAGATAAGATATCCAAAAAGTTTCTCTTTCTAATAAAGTATTTTCATTAACTAACTCAATAATTTCAAATCTAAAATTATCTTTACCATTTTTATTATAAGACGATTGTAGATGATTATTAAAGTGTTTATTACTATTTAATAATCTTTTATGTGTCTTAAATCTATAATCAATATTTACCGCACTTCCAACATAAACCTTATTATTTACGATATTTGTTATTTTATATATTCCAGATTTTTTTTTCATATTCACCATTTAATGATAAATATGTCAAAATATTAAAAATTAAACAACATCATCCAAATAAATTCTCATACTCAATTTTTATTTTTAATAATATCAAACCCTTCTTTTAATCTTGATTTCACAACTGTTGATGTCCAAATCTCAAGTAAGAAAAAGAACACCCACCATTCATAACTAATCAATTGGCTCACCTTATAACCTGTAAATAAAGAAACAAGTAACATCCCAATGAAATAAATTGGTAATATTGTATATACTACCACACTGAAGTAACCATAGAATTTTTTCATAATTAATATTTAAACAAAGATAGGCATATTCACCCAATATATCAAATAAAAAAACCCTAATAAGAAAATTTTATAAAAAATCAAGAATATAGTAAAAATAAAACTATTTATAAATAAAAAAAAATGAGTGGAATAAAATACATTTTAAGAAACGAGTGCACCTCACCAGCACTTATCACTTACCAAAATTACAGTAATCAACTTTGGCAATATCAGGTTGAGTTTCTCCCTGGTCAAACAAGAACTATTTGGGCAACTGAAGGAACATTAAGTTACGATTCAACTAGAACTTGTTTTAGAGTTTTAAGTCAAACACCTTATCCGTCAACAAGTACGACACCGTCACAACCATCAACGAATCCAAATGTTAGTTACACTAATCAGTATTTGATTCAAGTATCAACAATGGCGACATCAAATAATTTTGAATATTCTGTTCTTAATTATCAAAATGCTACAATCGTTGGTCCTATTGATTTAGGGTTCAGTACTAGTAACGATTGGTTTCTTTATACTATTGAAGAAACATTAAATGGATGGTTTGTATTCTTTTCTAATAACGTTAATGACGATAAAAAAGTTTATTTTATAAATAAAACGGGTAGTATTAATTACGTATACGAAGCAAATACAAACAATTGGAATTATGATACCAGTTCAAATAGATTTGGTTCTTTTACTGACTACGATAACAACGTATTCATCTTTTCCGATTTTTCAACAACATATACTTACGATATCCCATCAAACTTTTTTGATTTTTATGTTGATAATAACTATGATAGTGGTAACTATGTAGGTGTTATAGTATACCAAGAAATAAATAATTATTCAGAATATATCTTATTTAAACCAAGTGGATATCAAACGTTATTTAATTACAATAATGGTGATAACATCGTTGATAGTATAGTATACTACAAATCAAACTTCTTTAGTATTTTAGTATATAGTCAAAATGACAATAAATACTCATTCTATAACGTTTATAATTCAAACGGTGTTTTAATTAATTCTATCAACCTTGAGGTTAATAGTTTAACATCAGTTAATAGTGTGACTTATACACCTACCGTTTCATCAGGTATTACTGGTACTTTTGACCTTGAGCCATCAACAACATCAGGTAGTGGTACAGGAGTAACAGTACAAGTATCAATTACTGCGGGTACTGTTAATTCTGTTACTCTTTATGGTAGAGGTAGTGGATATACAATTGGTGATACTATCACAATAAATGGTTCACAAATTAGCGGTAGTTCTGGTGTTGATAATATCACACTTACAGTTTCTTCCCTTGGTAATTTTGATTTAGACGATTATGATATTCAACCATTTGGTGATGGTAAAATTAATATGATTTTTTGGGGTGGTTTTGATAATACTGTACCTTATTTCATTGTAACCTATGATGGAATATCTAATGAGTTTTACACAACATCACATGACAACAACGCATTATTATACGAATATAATGATTGGATACAATATTATAGTTACATTGAAGATGAAAGTGGTAACGAACAAGTAAGTAATGATTTCCATATAAACTTCTACGATGGTAATGGTGGATTTAATGATGATTTATATTCAGTAGACGATTGTGATATCGTATCTTGGTTTGATTCAACAAAACAATTTAGTGTTTATGAATTTGCTAAAGATAATAACTACGCTTATAGTATCGCACTATATTACTATTATGTTGGTAAATCATTAATATTATACGCAGATAGTGACAATGGTTATATCAGTTATGAAATTTTCCAACCGACAGGTCATACATCTATTAATATAATAACAACAAGTGTTTTAGATACTCAGTTTTTAAATAATAGTTGGGCGGGTGATAAATTTGTATCAGAATTTGATTTACCATCATCAGGTATGATTTTTATCAATAATTACGATGGTACACAAGTTGATACATTATATTTTGATAATGATAGTTACGATTGGTATACTGAATATAACTCATTCACTTTTACTGATTATACCAATGAGTTGTCTTACTATTGGAATAACTCAATTAATTCAATATTACCAACACCTTTTTATGATGACTGGGATGATATAAATTATTACACCACAACATCAAATAAAAATAATGGTCAACAATTATTATGGAATGACAATAACTATACTTCTCAGGTCTTAACACAAAATACTCTGTCAGTTGTTAGAACATTACCAATCTTAGGTAATTATTCTATTAGAATTACTAAAAATTTAGTGGTATTACTAACAGAAAATAACATAGGAAGATTAGTCGTTTATGTTTACGATTTAAATTACAATTTATTAAATACTGTTACAACAAATGAAACTAACGATAATGATTTTAATACTGAAGAAAACAGAATTTATTTACAAACAGATGGACCTAACAGTACCTATGTTCACTATTTAATAACTGCTAACACTTTCAGAAAAGTTGTAACTTCTGATTATGATGATAGTAATTCTTTTAATGATTGGAATTAATAAAAAAAATTAAAAAATATTTAAAATGAGATATACAGTAAAATACAAATTAATGAATGGTGATAAATTATTCACCAATGAAGGACTAACAGTTTTTTCAGCTGAAACACAATTAAATGCTCTTCAGTTAAAAACAATGACTAAAGAATTCTTTAACCTTTCAACAGGAGTAACAATTAATTCTGAAATATTAGAATTTCAAGGAAAAGAAATTCAAGATGATGTCATGTTAGAACAAAAACAAACTTCATACAAATACACTATGAATTTATCTACACCTGCAACAATAAAGAAAAAGCAGATGAAAGAAAAACGAGAACTGTTAAATAAGAAACCATAAAAAGAAACCCTCCACTCGGAGGGTTTTTTATTAGTCCTTTATTTTATCATATAATCTTGTCAATTTCCTCCACATTTGGTCAGCCCTGTAGTGGAATAGTTTTTCCCAATATTTAAAAAAGTTTTCAGGACTTCCTAAAACTTTAGGCCCTAATCTTTTAATTGAGCTAATATCTTGACCCATTTGTTGTAATCTATCTAAAACAATTTCCATGAAATCATCCCAATTCTTAATGTTCTCCATCATTTGTTGTATTTTTATTGGAGCTATGATAACATCCTGAAATGAATTAATTTTAGTCATATCCTCAAGTATTTTATCACTGTTAAACTTTTTTAACATTTCAATTTCTTTATATACATCCTCGTTCTTTAACTCAGAAACAAACTCTTCATAATTGGTAATCTGTTTGTCTTTCAAATTATAATAAACCTGTGGTACACGAGCTTGTTGTTCAAATTTTAGAGTGTAATAGACACATAATAAAAAATCATTCCAATCTTTATTAAACTCACTCATCAATAACCCCTGCATACTATTCAAAACAGATTCACTACCATATCCAACTTGGTTGGTTTTTTTATACTTGGTGAATAACTGATATGAATGGAATATTTCATGTGATATCACAGATTCCAATCTACGTTTAATTGAAATTGGATTAGAAAATTGTTCTTCAGTCATATGAATATCAAACATAAAGTTAGAGGAGTCGTAGTATTCCATCCCACTTTTAGTTGTTTTAATACTCATTTTACCTGGCTCAAATATGAAACTTGCACCGACACCAGGAGATTCTCGGTCATTAATTTCAAAATATTCACTTGGTAATACTCGGAAATTTATTTCAAATGAGTTTTTATACATTGGAAATATTTTCCATTTGTTCTTATCCCATTTTGGTGAGTTGGTTAAAAATTTCCATGACTCACTCCCTGTGATATCAAATTTACCGTGAATTGATTCATATTCACCATAATTAGGTATGCTAATATCACTTGATTTATATTTTTTAAACCCAATATTCTCTATTAATTTATCAATGATTAAATCTCCATATATCTCAACCAACATTTTGATATCATCAGGGACACCTAACGCTTCAACCAATAAATTATTTGTTTGTTTTTTTACCCTCATCTTTTTTTTTGAAAAATTTTATATTTTCATCAATCACTTTATATTCACCTAACTTAAAATACTCGTTAAGTTTTTCTTTAAAAGTTTTAATATCCATTCTGATAAATATTTTAATATACTAAAAACCCCACATAAGTGGGGCTTTAAAAATAATTAAGTAATTTTTACTTGGTATAAGTTCTTAAACAGTGTCCTGCCCAAGCGGCGGCTCCCAAGAAAATTGGTATAAATATTCCAGCTCCTCCGAACATAGCAACGTGAACGGCAACAGCTCCTGACATAACAGAAGACAAGGTTAACGCTCCATAGATTGATGTTCTTGGGATACAAAGTGCGATAACGCCAGCAACTTCCATCACACCAACAAGTGCCATATACGGTAACATGTTCATTGCGGTGAAGTTTGTTGTCATTTCCTCTGAACCGGCGATTTTTGACAATCCACCCATTCCAAGCATAAAGGTAACGATTGCAGTTAACAACCATCCCAAATTTTTAAGTGTAAGATATTTTTTCATATTTCAATTATAAGATATTAATTTTATATAGTCAATAAAAAACCCCATTGTTAAAAATGGGGTTAATGAAAACTTGTTAATTTTTGAATGTTATTTAAAATAACGTACAATTATTTCCGACTGGGATTCAATGGTGTTAAATTCTACCCCAACTTTATTCTCAACCCATTTAGCAATAAGTGACATAGCTTCGTGATATTCTAAAGAAAAGAAAGAAGCTATTTCAACCATTAATTCTTTTTCTATTGTACACCAACGGTTTCTTTCATTGAATTTAATTTGAGCATATTCATCATTCTCTGAATTAAGGAAATACTCATAGGTCCCATATTCCATAGTGAAAAAATCCTGATTGTCCAAGTAGTTAAAAACAACATTATCAAACTGAGATTCTGTTATTAGATATTTCATTGTCCCATTTTATATCCAAGGTCTTCAAATGGTACCCTCTTTTCCTTTTTGGCAGTATAAAATAATTCATACATCATATTAAGTAATCGGGTTTCACCAATCATTTTCAATAGTTTACTACTAACTATAATACTTCTGTTCAATACCAATTTTCTTGAACTTGCCTTTGTAAGGTATCTTTCATAGATACTATCTGTTACTATATCAATTACCTCATCTTTACTTAAACCGTCTTCAAGTAATAAAACTGAATCCTTATAAACAACGGCATTAATACTTGGCATTTGTAATAATTTTCTATAAACCTCTTGAACATCTTTTGAAGCATTTTCTTCAGATTGCATAAATCCAAGGAAGTTAAGAAGTTTTCTATATATTTTAACTCCCAAGTTATATCCCAATAATGATTTTGGTAATCCTTTAGGAAAGTGAGTTCTATTTCTTGGTTGGTCAATATACATCCAAATCCAAATTGGCTCAATAAACTCTCTATAATCTTCAGCCATTTGTTTAATCTTATTTAGAGGTACTAAACCATTGGTGTAATTGTTCTCAGCAAGTTCTTCATATGTTTCAGTCAGTTCCAACATTTTTTTTCTTATCTCACTTGGTAAGACAATATAAAAAAACTTTCCCTGTTCGTGTAACTCAATCTCTTCCCACGAAATATTTTTGAGTGATTCATCAATTTGTGAATAAAGCTCATTACATTCTTCAGACATCTCCTTTAATGCCGCCCTTAACCACTGACCTTCTTCTTTATCTTTAAGTGATTTAACAAGGTAATTCTTTGGTTGAGAAGCTTGTAACTTACGTAAGTTAATTCCCATCTCCTTAATTTCCGTTTCTTCCCTTATGATTTTTTTGATTAAATCCCTCATACCAAATAAATATCGCGTTATTTTTCTTTTTTTAAAGTATTAGAAAATCTAATTTTTTTGTATATTAGCTTAAAATATGACTATGAAACTAAACAATATCAATTTGACAGAGGAACAAAAATCAAAGATTAATAAGTTCATCTCTGACTTACAAGAAAAATGCTCAAAACATGATATTGATTCACTTACGCCAAACACCCCAGGTGTTGAATATCTTTATGGTAACACATTAACAAATGGATATTTTGACTCGGATAACCGACTTCTTGCTTGTGCAACAGGTAAGGAACTTAATCAATGGTTACCCATCTTAATTCACGAATCCTCACATATGGACCAGTTCCTTGAGAATGACCCTGTGTTTATTGATTCATTGGGGTTAGATGAAACTTTCAAATGGACTGAAGGTTCTGAAGATGTTGATTTCAATAAAATTGATAGAGAGATTGAATCAGGTATCGCTGTTGAGGTGGATTGTGAGAAACGAACCGTTGATAAGATTAAAGAATATGGTTTGGAGTTCGTCGTATCAATTGATGAGTATATCCAAAAGTCAAACGCTTACGTTTTGTTCTACCGATGGATGAGAAAAAATAGAAGTTGGTATAAGATTGGTTTTGA